AATTTTATTTACGATGAGAAACCCACTCAACGGTGTTTTCTACAATGAGAAACAACGTCTAGACCTCCACGCGCTACCTCATAGAGGTGGTTTCAAGTTTCCTATCCCCCACTTATCACTGCCTAAACAGCTTTCGATAACGTGCGTTTATCTAGTTGTATTTGATTATCGTACAAATGTTACGGTTTCACTAGCTTAGAAGTCTCCAATAAGGAGTTCCTTTTAGTTTTCCTGCATTAGAAATATCTTTTGCCATCCAACTTAACTCAGAATGAGTATTCACTTTAGAGTTTGGTTCGAATTTAAAGGAACTAATGAAATTATCTACCATTTCAACGAAATGGATAGCTTCTTTCATAGTAGGTAATTCTCGCATACTGTATAAGAAGTTATAAACTTCGTCTGCAATATCTTGAGGATCACGACCTTGTAATAAGAACATCTCTGAAAATGATCTTAACTGAGCAAGTTCGATACGAGAAAATTTAGATAAACATTCCTCATAGTTAACTAATGAATGAGCGTAAGAATCTAAGACACTATCATAGTTATTTGCAAAAAGCAAAGCCCGTGATAATGCTTCTCTAACCATAGAATCTGCCATATAAGGCACAATCTCCGTTCGAGCGATATCTTTTCGGTCATCAAAAGATGACAATCGAGAAGGTTCCCATTTTCCTACAACATCACTATCCTGTGATTTAAATAAATCAAGGATTTCATGCAACGTCATAGTAAACGGTAAACTTGGATTATCCAAGTTTTCCATCTCCTCGTCTTGAGGATCGACTGTGAACGCTACTGCATCTATCAGCGTTATTTTGTTTGAATTAACAAAATAACCTAATAGACCTAATAGTGAGGTCATCAGCATCTCTTTTCCTTTCGGAGAAGAAAGCAGATGATCACCCTTAGTTCTTTCCAATACTCGTAAGAGTAGTGGAATAGAAGTTATTAACCCTCTTTTAGAAGCCGAAAGAACAATGTTCATTCGACCCATAATAGAGTTCTCAGATATAAACTGTTTAAAGCTTAAACCTGAAACATCTACTCCATTCACCCCAGTTCGTTTCGCGAATTCAATCGCAGAAACTCCCTCGGAGAACAATGATTTAGATGGATTAACTCCTACTTTCAGTAGGTCCATTAATCTACAATATTCAAGATAAATTGCTTTATCAAAAATAAC